TAAATCTAAATAGATCTCCTTTTATAATGTCGTTTCCTGAAAACATTCATCTTATGGTTTGATAAAGTGATTAAATGTTCAGTAGATTTGGCGACAAGTTTTATCTTTTATAAGTAAAAGATAGTAAAACTAATCACTAGTATGTTTATGAATTAATTCAATCCATGTTGGGAACATGGATCGAACATCTTCATCACCGAACCTAGTAAATTCAGTGAGTGTTTGTATAAATTTTTCTCTATAGCCTTCATACTCGGCTTTTTCATCACAGTGAAACAAGAGTTCTCTCATAACAGAGTTACAAGTTTGAACTAATTGTTCCTCAGGTGTGATTTCTTTAGAGGGTAAATAATAACAAAGACTTTTCATAAGGGAATCTTTATCTAAAGGTGCAACAATTCTTTTTAATTCTGGATGATACCTAAAACTTCTTTTTAAAAAAGAAATTTGAGATATATCGATGAATCTCGATGAATGTTGTTTTTTATCTGACGTAGTAAACGTCATATAATAAATTTCCTCTACAAATTTACCATAAGATATATTATTAAAATAGGAAGATAATTCCTCTTTTACACCACATAACATATCATCACCATATGTTATAGGTAATAAAAGTTTAGTAAAATCTCTTATTTTAAATTTGGTTGTTTGATTCATGGCATTGTCTGCACCCAAAGGTGTACACATAATGGCAAAAGCATAATACAAAAGAATAATCCCCCTAAGGGAGTTGTCTTCTGCAGTAGCATATTTACCAGAGGGTTGAAAACCAGGTGGTGTGAAGACAGTACCATTCATAACAACTGTAGGATAAAGATTATCAGTTAATAATCCTTGTACTATTTTGAGAGAATGTTCATTGTATCCTAATTTTTTCAAAGAATTATAGACTACAGAATTAGCCATAATACCAATGCCGACTGGCATACTGGTATCGTAGCCCCATAATCACCCTCCATAATATACGGAGAGAAATCTTTGAGAGTGTTATACATAACATCAACTTCTGATGAATGCATATTAACACCAACTTTCGTAAAAAACACATCCCTGTGTTGACACATTAAGCTATAAAAAGGCATAAGATACATTCTATTAGCTAAAGTCATCTCATAAGATGACATGGCAAAAACTCTAGTGTTTCCACTAATAACTTTAGCTCTAGAACGAGGTTCATCCTTAAGTTGAGCACCAACCATAGAATGACTAGTTTCATCGCGAAGGTAAGAGTCTAATATCTCCTGGACTTGAATTTTAACTTCAGGTTTAGGTGATACAGCGTCCTCCTTAAATGATAACGGTGTTTTATCTTGATATTTACTTTTTGTACCAGTGAAAAGAAATCCACCGGAAGTGTTATTACGCATAGCTCTGTAATAAAAATTTTCGGGAAACCCATTTTGTGCCACACTTAATGGAACAGGGTTGGCCGAGGTGATATTTTCAGCTTTTAAACGTAATATTAGATCAGTAGTAAATGATAATACAACATTCTCCATAATTCTATTATTAAGTGGTGCTTTTAAAACACCAACTTTCTTAATAAAATTATTTTCAGGTGAACAAAATACGCCGTTATTATGAAACGATCTCATTCTAGGAGCCATATATTTAGGTTGACCATCATAAGTAGACGGAACACCTAACAAATGATCAGTTTTATCAAATAAGACACTTTTAGTTAGAGTACTTTTGGAAGCAATATGTGAATGATCACTTATTTTTCCATAGACATTGACGGAAGGTATATCTTCATATAATAAAGGACATTTAGGTCCTAAAGGGACTATTTCACTCGTAGTATTGAGACGAAAGGCTCCTTCAGAAACTATATTTGTTAATATGCATCTATCTTGTAATATTTGTAATTGTTTTAATAAAGTAGTTTTGTCAATAGGACATGCATAACCAAGAGTGCCTTGACCAGCACAGTGAATTCCCACTAAAAATGATTTATAACCAATAGTAGAAACTAAAGGACTACCACAATCACCAGATTTATGCTCTGGAAATGTGTATCTATAAGGATCAAAAACACTCATACCAGATTCATCATCTACTAATTCAGTTTTAACTCTTTGAGAAATAAGTTCTTTATGTAAGAACATAGAATTCTGAGGAATTGTACTGCGGGGATTATCACATAGAGAAAAAGTAATATCTTTAAAAATAGAACCTATTAATCTGACTAATAATATATCATCAGAAACTTCTAGATAATCTTAAGAAGTAAAATGAGATTTAACTAAACCAGAAGCAATATCTGGATTCATTGAAATATGCATCGTGTATAATTCTCCTCTAACGCAATGTTTATTGATTAAAACAAAATCTCTGCAGATACCTAGAACTTTAGTTCTAACTTTAGAACCGTCTTTAAAATGCAAAACTGTATATCTAATATTAGCATGTACAGTATTGTAAACTTCTTCAAGTTTGTTATAATTACGGGGAGTTCCTACTAAATTTGGTGAAACATTAATAGCATGATCGTAATCAATATCACAATCTCTTTTCTTAACAGGTAGAGGAAAATGACAATTTGATTGTTTTTCATTAACTAATACGTAATCATCAACATTATCTTCAGTAAATTTACCAGTTGTTGATATATTTCCTTCAGAATTTATATTGTTGACTACCTTATATGTTTTAAGAGCAATTTTAGTAGATGCTGCTACTAAAGTGAAAAATAATAGAATTGGTGGTAAACTAGAAAATATTTTTCGAGAAAATACTTTCCACTTTTGTAAACTATATCTTTCATCTTTATAGATAAAGGTTTTTATGAATAAGAAAGAAAATAAGGAAGCATTATAAGTTAAGTTATATATATTGTTTAAAAAATTACTATAACTTATAGTATGATATAATCTTATAGTCTCACTTAAAGCAAACAAAGTTCGACGAGATTCTTTGACATCACGTTCAGTTTTTCTCGTATATATAGCTAAAAACCATATAAGAACAACTAAAATATGTATAATAAAAGAACAAGCAGCGAAAATATATGATTTAGTGCAAAGATAAAACCAAAAACAAATATATGATATATATAATGCATTTAAAAAAATGTAATTTGGTGTGTAAATTTCAAATAAATCTGCTTCAGCTTTAACTGAATTAACTTTAGGCTCTAAATATTTAGAAACATCTTCGGAAGTTGCTTCCATGAATTTCTTCTGAGCTTCTTTATGTTGTCTATATGATTCTGTTAATTGAGCACATAATCCAAACATATCGAAAACTTCTTTGTCTAATATATCTGGATTATTATGTTCATAATAAACTTTAGTAGATTTAACATTACCATCTTGTGGAACCTGTTCGTAAATACGAAAATCCCACAAATCCATTTTATGTTCGAGATTAAGAGTTTTAAGCTTGGCAGTATCTAAAGATACACCACCAGCTTTTCTATATTCCTGTTTAACTTGGGTTTCTATATAAAGGAATCTTCTACGTATGGCAGCGGGAGCAGACATAATTGTACTCAGATTCATTTCTGGATTATTAGTATCAATAACTACTAATTCAGGCATGGCGTAATTAACACCTTTATCCTCAATAGCAGCTTGATCAGGACAATAGGGTGAATTATCAATTAACATTAATAATTCATCAATAGTCTCATCACCTTTTTGAGCTAATAAATTGGAAATAGAACCGACTTCGGGTATATGGATAATAGGTTGAATAATAGGATCATAACCTGTCCAATATTTGGATTTTGGAGCACGATTATAAACAACGTCTGTAGAATAAATTCTACCAGCCGATTTACAATGTACTTTAAAAATATTTTCAAGAATAGATGATTTACCTATACCGGGATCACCATGAAGAACAATGCCCATAGGAGCCATTCTTCTCTTTGATTGCATTTCTAACATAATTGACCTGCGCATAACACGTAATTCAGTTAATCTAGCTTTAAATGGTATATTGACTTTCATAGATTTAGTAATAGTATCACCTTTTTTAATATAAACATCAGCTTTTGATAAAAATTCAGTAGCACTAATTCTATCAGAAGCTATAGTGTCAGTGAAATTCATATCATTACCAATGTAAACGCTTTTGTAAGATAATGTTAGATCAGTAGTGTCATCAATATATTGAGCAACGAGATCTTTACCTAACCAAGCACTAGTAAGAGACTTAGTTTCATAAAAAGTATGTCCAAATCTGAAAAAAGCTTCAGTCATCTCAACCATAGAGTAAGTAAAGTCTAAGACATTAGTAGACTTAGCTTCACCTAAAAGTTTGGTGAAGTGATTTGAAATTTCTACAGAAAAGAAACGTAGACCAACCATGCTAAGAATGAAATTTCTAGTAGATTTAACAACCTGGCTAGAAATAACCATTTCAAACATTTTTTTTGGTGAGAAAGTTTCATCAACGACGAAACCTTCGCTCTTAACTTTTTTAGCATCTGATATTTGACTAACGAAGCTTTTGATATACATGGCTATATTGTCATGTACAGTTTGAGAAAAACCTGGAAAAGAATTACTCATAAATACGGTTAATGACCAAACCAATTCGGCTTTATTTCTATGCCTTATGATTTGGTATATTGAGTAAATTGCTGAATTAATGTATTCGATAAAATACATACTTCCATCAATAGAAGTATGTTTTATAACATCGTATAGAGATTTTTTAATATCATCAATATCATCAAGGAAAACTTGAAACCCATCTTTAGCTTTGCATTTAGCAACATGTAAAGAAGAATTAACCTCAGTAGATACATCTTTAAGTAAGTACTTAAATTGTCGTTGAGTATCTTGAACATTTACTTTAAATCTTTCTAATTTAAGTTCAAGTCTGTCAACGATATTTCGTTTTGGTGGACTTAAAGAGCCTATAATAATAGGGCCATGAAGAAGTTCTTCTTCTTCAAGATGTTCATATATGTCTTGATTGGATATGCCATCAAGATCAGCTGAGTACGAAGTAATATCTTCGCAACAAAACCCATGGTTAAATAGATCTTGTAGATAATTGTCTGATGTTGTATAAATTAAATGTAAATTTTTATTAATTGATGAAAAAAAATAATCATCAATATTACATTTAATGAATTCAACTGGTTTTCTGCATAATATAACATTAGCAAAATTGATATTAGAGATTTCAGGATCTCTTTGATATAATTGATTGAGTTTCTTATCAAATTTACTACTTTCAGTGAAAGAAATAATTTGTTTACAAATGAAGTAGCATAAATGTGAATTTATATATCTTTTATAAAGTTTTGATAAAGAATTGGAGGACCAAAGTTTTTTGTCTCTGGTTGATATTTCAATTGAGTAATTTTTAATAAATCTAATAAAATCAACAATATAAGGTTGAGAAAAAGCGTTTGATAAGTGAAAATATACAATGAACATTAAAAGAAACGTTCTATCTTCTATATTTAATGGGGAAATGTCGTTGCTATCCAATTGATAAAGATTATCAAGTGAATCAGCTTCGAAATTGACTAATGTAGTTTTTCTGTCTCTATTTCTGTTTTTAATAATAGATTTAACTTTATCTGCTTTCCTTACGTCAGATACGACTCGTGCATTTTTTATTTTTTTATTTTTATTTTTATTTTGTTTTTTAATAATAATGTTTTTGTTGGCCACGTTTTCCCTAACCATCTTAATAGAAGAAGTCATTTGTTTAATCCCAAGGATTTGGAACGAAATTTTGAAATCATTAGAGGTTAAAGAATAAATAATAAAATAATAATTTTAATGAGTGATTTAATTAAGTGTAAATATATAAATTATATGTTTTCGGCAGCATTTACGGTTGCTGAACGGGAAAAGCATCGTTTCAGATAACTTTATATACAAAATAATAAATGTAGGCTTACTAAATGAAA